CACCTGCCCATGGTAGTAGAGACTCCCTTGCCGAAGCACAGCAAGAAAAGTGTCGAGTCGTGTGTTGGAGTGCTAGCCAAAGTATGCCGCATTTTTGGCTTCACTGGGTCTTACAATATCGAAGCGAGTGTAGATCACTGGATGGGTCTGGTGAGGACCTGTGAGGGTAAGGACTGGATAAAAGTAGCTAAATACAAACTAGCTGCCTTCTATTCATTCCACACTCATCAGGAACTACCACCCTGTCCGTTTTCCGCACACGACTTCCCGGGAGCCCTGTTTGGGGGCCGCCTTGGAAGATTTGTTCACCTATTCCTGAGAAGAGCAGAACCGGTGGAGCGCATGTCCTTCCTAACGAGCATAAAGCAAGCGAAGAAGGGAATGCCCCGACCTGTGAAGTCCTACATTCTGGATAAGGTGATACAAACTAAGATAAAGTTGACCACAGTGAAACCACAAGTGCAGCCAGAGAAAGGAGGATGGCTTCGAGACTGGAGTGATGTAGAAAACAACATCAGTCCAGATCTGTCGATCAATCTCAATCGGGCAACCGCAGAATTCCAACTTCGACGAACAGTCAAAGAGGTTTTCGGAAGTCACGAGATGAGTGTGAAAGACAGAGTAAAAGCATTCTTCCCCTCAACCTCCGCAAATTACATAAGATCACGGAAAGAGGCGGGTGCCATAGGAGAAATCCTAGAACACCCTACCCTTCTACGTGGTCTGAAGCAACCAGGAGGATACCTTGGCCACCAACACACAGTGGATGAGGAGGAAATTCAGTCGGAGGATTGGGTATATGGCGAAGAGACTGGGAGAGCCGAGTTTCAAGATGCGTTCACACTTCTGTGGCTAAGGCTTTTGGCCGAAGCGGACAGAGATGAGAATGATCTAGAACTCCTTGGGCTCCCTGAAGCACTCAAGGTTAGAGTAATAACCAAGGGCTCCCCATATATCCAAACTGTCTTAAAATCACTCCAACGATTCATGCACAGCACACTCAGAAATCACCGCACCTTCCGTTTGATCGGAGAGCAGGTGGGAGAGAAATTAATACTCGATTCTCTCGGCTCTGGGTTGCGAGACGAAGAAACATACGTCTCTGGTGACTACGAAGATGCAACCAACAACCTATACAGCTGGGCCTCGGAGACGGTGGCAGATGCCATCGCCAACGAAGTCAAACTCTATCCAGTCGAAAGAAGACTCTTCATAGCCAACCTTGTGCACAACATCGTGGAGGACGTCCCTCAGAGGGAGGGACAGACAATGGGTTCAATCACAAGCTTCCCTGTCCTGTGTCTGATCAATGCAACAATATGCCGCTGGGCCATGGAGATGGTGGATCTTAGAAAACACTTACTAAGAGACACCCCCCTGCTCATCAACGGCGACGATTGTGCATTTCGGACAAAGCCTGAAGGGTACCATATTTGGAAAACAATTTCATCCTTCTTTGGATTGAAAGAAAGTGTAGGAAAGACCTATCTCTCAAAGAGCTTCGTCGAAATAAATTCGACTCAGTTCCTGAGAGTAAGTCCTTACAACTTCACTGACTTCAAGACGATCAAACAGATCATCAAACTGCCACATGGGCAGTTCTCCAAGGAATCAAAGATCCCCGTGGTACGATTCAACACATTCAGGCAGATCCCGTACGTGAATATGGGCCTTCTGATCGGTATGAAAAGATCAGGAGGCAGCAAACAAGGTCTCTACGACCCGGCTACACCATACTCATATATTGGATCCAGGTACAGGGAGCTCATGAGAACCTCCCCCGACTGGATGCATGAGTTACTTCACAAAGAGTTCATCCGTTACCACAGACCGATGCTTGACAAAGTCAAGCCCTTACCCTGGTACATGCCATCCTGGATAGGTGGTCTGGGACTCACAGGACTGAAGGAACCCTCGGAACTAGACTTACGTCTAGCTACGAGGATCCTACAGAACTGGAAGATCCGCAGACCCCAGGATCTCAGCAGATACCAAGATAAGCCCTGGAAAACCTGGCTACTCGCGCAGTCAAGATCACCAGAGCCGGTCGTGGTAAGTAGGAGGAATACCGGTGTTGATAGGTACAATGAGATCATCGCACGAAAGTGCATTGACCTCTTGTTCGACTCTGATCTCACACTCAGTGACTTGCTTAAGGTCACCGAGATGGATACAGGGACGGCAGTGGGAAAGAACCAGAGACTGTGGAGAATGCCGAAAGGCACCCTACCACCTCCTCTAGATCCCTCCCGCCTGCCCTATCAATCCGCATTCCTATCCTACAAGGAAGAACCAACTCATGCTTCCATCACTCCATCATCCACGCTCGACTAGCATCACCCCTGTGAAGGAACTCAATTGACATTTACAATTTGA